CTTTGGTATCCCGACTATGTGTCTGGCTGAATTCGCCATGTCCGCGTTCCCCCAATTCGCCTCCGTCAAGGATTTCTCTCTTCAGAAATTGAAGAGTCAGATCCGTTATGACGTTTGGGCTCATCAGTCGTTCAAGAAGCCGCGAGTCTCCCTTAATCGGGGTTTCTCGCTGCCTAACTTCTTGTTCGAGTGGAAGGAATGTCTACGTTTAGCAGCAAACTGGCTGACGCGTAGGGGTCTTAAAGACCGCTACCACGCATTAGCTGGTTATAATTCGACGCTTAAAGGCAGGGCGCAAGCCGTTGCCAACGAGCGTCTTCAACACGTTTATGGGACTCGCCTGTTTCTACAGGATGCCCAGACAATGTGGAATTTGATGCACACGTGGAAAGACCGTGCTGATAGGTTTCTATCAGAAGCGGGGACAATCAAACGTATCTACAAAGATCCTATTACGTTGTCCTACGACTTCGGAACATCGACCGTTGCCTTGCCAATGTTCGGGATTCCTGACTCAACAGTCAGTTACTCCTCGGACATGCAGGTGACCTGTAATGCGACGCTTGCGTATACTTATACGTGCCCGCAAATACGGTCGTTCATCTACAGGCTAGCCCAGCTCTCGGACACTTTTGGTGTCCGATTAGATGCTGGTATCGCCTGGGATGCCATTCCTCTCTCGTTCGTTGTTGACTGGTTTGTCAACATCAGCGAGTGGTTGCATGCGAATGCTTCCAAGGATTGGGTCAAGATAGAAGTGGTGATGGTCGATTACTGCCATTCGGCAAAAGTCGTCTATCACAAACAGTTAAGTTGGACGCGCTGGACTCCTTTCGTAGCAGCGAACCCCGTAATGACGGGTTCACCACTGCTACGCAGCACGTCTACCTTCTACCATCGACTAACGGATGTAATTCCTACAATCGATAAGGTGGAACTTCAAGTAAATAATGCGCCTTGGCGTGTTAGTCGGGTTATTAACCTAACTGCACTCCTCGCGCAACGTTTGCTTCGACAAGGGAAAGCGACTCCGGCGTACTTCGATTATCGAGGTATCGCAGGTATCGTCCGTCGGGCCAAAAGAATCGCCGAAACTCGGCAGTTCCTAGGCAACTAACATGGTAGTATTCTCTACTCAGGGTTAAGGCAGTTTGCCGTCCCTGCAACCGCAACGACAGAAAGCAACAACATGTTGAATGACACATTGCAGCTCCGCGATGACGCGACGGCCTTGGCCGTTTCGCTTAAATCGTGGCTGGGTCCTCAGCGAACTCTTCGGAGTTCTGCTGATGGCAAGACCGAACTCACTATTGGCCATCAGGCCAGTAATGAGAACCCGGGTTATGACACCCAGCGTTCCGTCGTCCGAATCCAAAAATCTTTCGAGATTGAAGATTCGGGCAAGTCAGTGAAGGCCTACGTCCAGTTCACTATGTCCGTCCCGAAAGAGACGGTCACGGCGAACCAGATGGCAAACCTCGTGGCTCAACTCATTAACTTCCTTACTGATCCTAACCAGACCAGTGGAGGCGTGGGTTTTGATGACTGCGCAGGTGCGCCACTGCTTTATGCAGCGGAGCCCTAACTGAAGCGATCGCGGTACGGTGATGATAGTTCAGTGTGTTGCTTGCTACCGAAGTGAAAACCATTAAAATGGAACACAAGAATAGCGGGTCAACGTACCAACCCTCCATAGAGTTGGAATTTTACGTTGGCATTGTCACAGAACTGTATCGCGATATAGCGCAGTACTATAGTGTAGCTTGTAAATATCAAACAGCCGAAACGCTCTTAATTGAGCAGCGTACGCTGGATGAGGGGCTTTCGTTTTTGACGAAAACCTTGCCTAAATTCGGCAAAGCGGTTGACACCGCCTTGTCGTCCGGCACACCGCTGTCGATCCAGGGATTTCCCTTGGTCGACGGAGTCATCCCCCGATTTCTCGGGTGGTTACTCAAGCTGGTGTTTTCATCTGATGGATATGAGTTGGTCAACCCTGACCCTATAGCCCTGCGGCACATCAAGCAGCTTTGTACTATCCTGTACAAGCTGGAGGTACCATATGATCAAGAAACGGAACAAACCGTCATTGATTCCTTCGTTCAGTCAGAGGCGGATCTCAGGGTTATCCCTTGGGACTCCGTCCTGGCCGAAGATTGGGTTGTTGATGCTGGTGATTTCATCACTCGTGTCATATCTCCCCTCGACCCTCAGCGGATTACTCCGCGGCATGGGCCTGGGGCTGTTGCAACAGGTGAGGACGTTCGAGAGAAGTCAAACTTCTCAAGAATCTACTCTACCCTTGATTCCGTCTACCCATTCTCAGAATGGTTCCGATGGAATCTCGAGCATGTTGCCGACCAATGGAAGCAGGACCAAGAGCAGCTATCAGAAATAACTAGTCCCACCGCAAAGGTGGTTCTAGTTCCTAAAGATAGCCGCGGTCCTCGCTTGATCTCGTGTGAACCACTTGAGGTCCAATGGATCCAGCAGGGCCTCGGAAGACAGATGCAAGAGCACCTCGAGAGATCGAAGTGGACTCG